TTCGCCGCGAGCAGCCGCGCCGTCGTCTTGATGACGGTCGTCAGCATCCAGCCTTGGCCGATGCCGACGACGCGGCCGCTCTCGACCGTGATGCCCCGCTTCTCGAGCTCGTCCACGACTTCGGCGATGCCGACGACGTCGACTCCGATCGCGCCCTTGATCGCGAGCAGGCCGGCATCTTCGACTTTCATGATCAGCTCGACGATCGCGGCGACATCCTCGCCCGGTTCGTCGAACCACGTCAGCGTCCCTTCCGCCGCGAAGTCCACGAGCCGCGGCACGATCTCTTTGCGCCGCTCGAGCAGACCGCCGTAGTACTCGCCGTCCTCGGCCCGCTCGCCGCGATAGGCCCAAGCATGGGCCCAAGCCAGCCATTTGCGCGTGTCGCGATCGCGGCCCAGCGCAACGAGACCGAAGAGGTCGTCGAGACCGCCGCCGTCGGCGCCGAACACGATGCAATCGCAGCGCGCCATCAGCTCATCGAGCGACTTGACCGCCTCGTTCGCGTTTTTCTCCCAGTGATCGACGCCTTCCCAGCGGCCCGTCTTGAGACCGATGCCGATCTCGATATTGAGGTGCTGCGATGACCAGGCCTTCAACGGGCCTTCGCCCTTGGCTTTCGCTTCGTTATAAGCCTCGATCAAATCCGAGAGCTGCAGCGAGCGGCCCATGTTCGGATTGACCCACGACCAGATCGCCGGATCGCGCCAACGCTCGTCGCGTTGCATGGCCTCGGGAAACTCATAGAGCACCGGCAGCATGCGGCCTTGCGCGAGACCGTCGCGAATAGCGCGTGCTTTGGTCAGCTCCTGCAGGAAGACGCCCGCCGGCGGATCTTCCGATTGCGTCGTGATCATCGCCAGGAACGCTTCCGGGTAAGGCAGCATGCCGCCGGCGATCTGGCGCATCACGGCTTCGGCTTTGGCGATCTTGGCGAGCTCGTGGATCTCTTCGATCAGCGCGCCGCCTGAGACCTTGGTGCCGGTGAGCACGTTCTGATCGAACGTTTTCACCTGCAGCGTCACGCCGGTCGCCTTGACCGTCAGCTTCTTGATGTGACGCTGCACATGGACGCGCTCGACCAGCTCGGGGTCGGCCAGCACCATTCCCTCGGCCTGATTGTAGGCGTTGTCGGCGATCTTCTGCGTCGGGCCGATGATCAGGAATTCGGCGCGCGGGCGCATCGACAGCAGCGAAGCCGTCAGCATCAAGCCGGCGCCGTTGGTCGACTTCGAATTCTTCTTCGGCACCACGAGCTCGAGCTCGCGGATCATCCGCACGCCGTCGATCACCGAACCGAACAGCGCCGCCACGATGTCGATGAACCACGGGCCGCAGGCCTCGGCGAACGTCGGCTGACCCGGGACGTCCGGCACACGCAGCATCTTGAACACGGCGACGGCGCGATCGGCCTCACGGCGGTTCAACGGCAGATCGGGAACGAGACTCCTTCCTGTTCTAAGCCGCTCCTCCCAATCGCGGCATGAGAGGTCCCACACGGCGTTACGACCGGCCGGCAGAAAAAAAAATCCGCCAGAAAAATCGAAGCCAAAAAAATCTCTGCATGCGACCCCAGGCGGTGACGTCCCCGGGGGCCGTAGAGATTGAACCTACCCCCCGGGGGTGTCTGTGAGCGGGGCGGCGAGGCGTTCGGCGCGCGCAGCGTTCGTCTTGCGCGTGTGATGCGAGGCGCAGGTGCAGCGGCCCTCGCCGAGTAGAGCGCCGCCGTCGCGCCGTTCCTCGACGTGGTCGGCGTACATCACGTCGCCGTTGGCGCGGCTCTTCTCGCAGCGCGCGCCGTTCTCGACGATCTCGCAGCGAAAGCCCGCGCGCTCCTTCACGCCGCGGGCCCAGGCGCGATACGCGGGTGACTGCAGTTCGGCGTCGGCTTCCTTCGCTGCAGGCGGCGCGGTGCGCGTGTCGAGCCGCGGTACGCGCGGGCCCAGCGTCTTGAGCCGCGCCATTAGTTCGGCAGCAGTCCGTCGAACTTGCCGGGCGGCTTGGTCGCAGGAGCTGCAGCGGGCGCAGCTGCCGGCGTTTGTGTGAGCGGCAGTCCATCGTCGTCGCCCGTTGCCACGCGGCGCACCTTGGCGAGAGCAGCACGGTCGAGCGGCGTCAGGCCGAAGCGTTCGGACAACGCCATGATCTGCGCCCAGGCCGTATCGCGCCGCGCCACCGAGGGATTGACCCAGGGGCGCTTGCCGCCGGTCGTGGCCTTGACCATGAACGAGTAGCCGCGCGCCAAGATGTCGTCGGCAGCGGTGATAAACTCGGCTTGCCAGTAGCACAGCACGGCGAACGCCTGCCGATCGAGCGTTGCCAGACGCCCGCTCGCCTGAAGCGACGGCGCCAGCTCCTTCCACACGATGAGGGCAGGCGCGAGGCGCGGATCGGCGATGAACGAAGGCGGCGCCAGCAGCTCGCTGCTGTCCGTCGGCGAGGCGCTGAGCAGTCCGGCGAGGCGCTCAGCCTCGGCCAGGGTCGCCAATCGTTTCGCCTCTTCGCGCTGAGCTTTACTCAGCCGTGCCATGACACGCCCCCAAAACGCGAACGGCGGCCCGTTTGAGGGGCCGCCGTTCCGCACTTGCAATTCTGCTTCGATACCGGAGCGCTATCAGAGCACTATTCGCACGTCAACGTGCGTTTTGCGGCGCGCAGAATTCGCGGCGTTTGTGTGAATTCCCACGGCCGCTCCGGCGGCAACTCGTCGCTGACCGCGCAGGTGGTGAGCGAATCACCATGCTCGATCAGGACGGCTTGCAGCGCCCAGAGCCCCGCGCGCCAATCGCTGTAAATGGCGCGTACGCCGTCGACCTCGTGCGGTGCGTCGACCTCGACGATGGGCGTGTAGTAGAACCATTCATCGGCGCGAAGCGTGGTCATTTCGTTGACCAGCATGCCGAGCCGCCGCGAGCCGTAGTCGGCGAAGCGCACGGTGCGCAGCGTCATGCCCCATCTGACTGAACGGCCGTTCACCCACTCCTTCGGCTCCATCCGATGCCGTGCGCTGTGACGCCAATCCGGACGCGTACCGGCGACCGCATGGCGGCGCAGCAGCGCGCCGGTCGCCATCTCCGAGACCATGTCGTCGAGCGTCAGCGCGTCGTTGTGTGCGCGCCCAACCACGCCCGAAAAACCAGACCGCGCGCCGTCGATCGCTCCCAATGCCGAGCGCGCCTGGGCTGGCCCGCCGATATCGGGTGATCGGTGGACGCATTCCGCGCCGTACGCCCAATGCAGCAGCTTCTCGATCGGCATCAGGCGCTTGGTCATACGCTGCCTCCATTTTTGCGCCGTTGCTCGGCCTCAGCACGGGCTGCCGTATGCGCCGCGACACGGTCCTGCAGGGCCATCGTCCGCGTCGGGCTCAGGTGACCAACCGGGGCGGGACGCTGGCTCCCTTCGTTGTTGAGCCCGTTTTCCCCAGGCTCGCGCGCGCGCGGAGACTGAGCAACAGACGGATCATTGGTTGGGAAAAGGTTCGGCTGAGGTTGGGGCTCGGTCCGGCTTGGCTCCGGCTCGGCTTGGCTTTCGAAACCCTTTCCGAAGTGTTCGCGAAAACACATTCGAAGCTCTTCCAAAAGGCTTCGCAAACGGTCTCGCGCCCGCGCCGGCACCCACGGTCCGGTCGCCACGATGCCGGCGAGCGGGTGGATGCGCAGCACGTCCTTGGGCAGCAGGTCGAACTGATCGACCATGTTCTTCAGGACGTTCGGGTTCTCCGGCGCGTTCCACTGGAAGTGATCGCAAACGACGATGTATTCGCTGTTCACGGTGAAGCGCTGCGCGAAGTTCTTCGCGGCGAGCTCCGCGAAGGCCAGCTCGAACCGCTCGCGCGTCCACTGAAGGTCATCGACCGCGTACGCCCATGGCAGAGCGTAAGAACCGATGCTGTTCGAGTGGCGAGAGGTGAGGAGGTAGAGCCCAAGCCATCGCGCGTCCTCAAACGCGAACGATCGGATCTTGGGGTGAGTGTGATACGAGGTTTGCACCTTGCCGTAGCTTCGGCTCATGGCCGTTGCGACCTCGCACGTAAACAAAGCTTCATAGGCGCAAATCGATCCTATGGCGCGCCCCACGACGGGGCGCGCTGTTGGTATACCTTCGAATGACGAGGCGGCGCCTAGATCGCCGTCTTGCCCATCCACACTGGACAACCGGTCGCTTCTCGGATCTCGGTCGCCATCACATTGAGCACGGCCTTTTGCACATAGACGGGGCGATGCATCTGCAGCCCCATTTGCAAGGTGCCGCCGGTAAGCTTCCAACGCAGCCATGCAGTGATGTTCACCTGTGGCTCGCCGAAATAGACCGGAATGGTCAGCACGAACGAACGCGGCACCTCGATTGTGCCGGACTTCGACTGTGCATCGGTCTGCTCTTGGTACTCGAATTCTTCGTCACCGTTGTCCAAGCGAATCGCACGCTTCCAATGCACTGAGCGGCGCGCCGAGAGATCCTTGGCGAGCTCGAGCAGATCGGCACCCTGGGGCTGCGTTACATCGGCGGCGTTTTCCTCGAGGAAAGACGCGAAGTCGTCCTGCGGCATCATCTTGCCGTCGATCGCCGTCCAGCGCTTCCACTCCTCGGACCGCTGCAGCTTTAGTGTTGCGCGGTGATCGACGAATGCCGGTTGTCTCGCTAGGTGGTAGTCGAGTAGGGCGAGGAAGGTGTCGGTGTCGTAGTCGGCGAGTATGATTGTTCCCTCGCCTTTGAATGTCTTGACGTAGTCGATCAGGCTTTGCCGATCGAGCAGCTGCGGCGCCGATGTGATGCGGTGCGGCACCTGCGTTTTCAGGCCGTGTTGATCGGTGATTTCGTTGATCTCGTAGCCTTCTGGTTTCGCCAAGAAGGACCGGCCTTGATGTTGGACGACGGCGACCTGCCGCGCGCCTTCGCGCGCCAGCTCGGCGATCGCCTGTGCTTCGGTATTCTCCATGCTCGACTCCTTAAGCCTGATGTTGCCTGGCGTTCTCGAACGGCATTTCCCGCTGACGCGGGTCCACGCGATGCAGATCGCCGTTGGCATCGGTGTAGAAAATCGCATCCGGCAGCGGCTCTTTCGGCACCTCGGCCTTCGTCTCTGCCTGCAGGATCACTTCGCCGTTGTCTTTCTTACGCACGCTAATTTTGAGCGTGAGCTTGCCGGCCTTGCCGGTCTCCTCGACCGCCTTCACGATCGCGGCGAGCTCATCCGTCGCCTGCTCGACGAGCCGCCCTTTGCGGTACTCGCGAAGAATGTCGGTAATCGGTCTCATGCCTGTAGTTCTCCTTTATTCGCCATCGTGCTCGATGGTTTGCTTCGAGAAGTCGTCGTCGGGGCCGGCCACGAACATCCACGGATGCGCATCAACAGCAGCGCGAACCATTTGAGGCGTGCAGCGGAAGGCGACCGCCGCTTCAGCGATCGTCACGTCGTCATTTCGCTGCTGAAACGCGGACCACACCTGGATCGCATTTCCGAACAGCGATATGCCGACCTGCCCTGTGTCGCCGACGTCCCAGCCATCATCGTCCTTGCCGAATGGCAGATCGTTGAGCTTGCTCACGGTGTCGTCGCCTCCAAAACTTCGTTGAGCAGATCGCGCAGGATTTCCGCTTCGCCGCGCTCGAGGTGGCCAACCAGCGTTGGCAGATTGACGCCGATCAGCGGAAAGAACTCGGGGCCGCGATCAGAAGTCGCTTTGACGAGCGCGTTGCGGCGCTTGCCGTCCGCCATCACATAGCCGCGCTTGGCTACAACCAAGCCTGCACTGTCAGCAGCAGGACGGCGAACGATCGCCGGCGCGAGATGCTCATTGTCCCACTGCCGCGGCCAGGGGAATTCGCCGTTGCAGCTGTCGGGCCGCTCGCCGCGCACGCTATCCATCGCTGCGCGCTCCCTTCGGCACGAGCTGCAGCTGCACCTCGTCGGCGGCACCGGACTCCGTCAGAAACACAAACGGCAACTCGCACGCTTGGCACTTCACCTTGACCTGCGCGAAGCGCTCTTCGACGTCGACGAAGCGCGTGATGTCGACGAAGCTGATCAGCTGTTCGTGCTTGCAGCTCATGCCGCGCTCCTGTGATGCGCCTCACGGCGGTCGAGGCGATCGAGCTCGGCGGCGATCAACGCGCCGGCACGCTCCAGCCCACGCATCCGATTCTTGGGCTTCCACCAACCGGCGGCCCACGGCCAATGTTTCGGAACGGTGAGCATCCCGCCCTCTGCGCACAGATCTGCACGCTCTTCCATCTGGCGGACCGTCGGTGGCATCGCATAGCAAGCACCGGCGATTGCCAGGCTTTCGTCGTTGTGCTTGTCGTCATGCTCCGGCGTCCAGCCTTCGACTTCGGTCTGGCGCCTGCGCTCCGCAGCAATGCGCTGCACGCCGGTGCCGGCGCGCATGACGAGATAACCCTCAGCCTCGATCGCGTTGAGAATGGAATTGGCCCTGTTCAGCGCGCGCGTGCGATCCCACGACCGCGCCAGCAAGCGCTGGCCGCTCTCCTTGCGCACGAAGGCAACGGGATCGATCAGCTTGGCGATGAGCTCGCGCAATGCTCGCCGCTCCATCACGCCGCCTCCACTGCGCTGTCGATATGCGCGTCGAGGACGCGCGCGCGCGCGAGCGCCTGCGTGAAATGGCGCCGCGCGTCGACCTCATCGATGCCGGCTTGCTCGAAGTCCTTGAGTTGCACGCAGGCCCGCGCCGGCGCCGCGCGGCGGATCACCTTCGCCATGATGCGGATGATCGTTTCGGGTTTCAGTGTCACCTTGCCGATGCGCGGCAGCGTCGCGCGAACGGCGTTCGCCTGCTCGGCGCGGTCGCGCGCGGCCGCCAGGTCCCAGGCCTCCGGCGGGATGCGCCCATCCGTCGACAGCGACAGCAACGTCGTGTGGCTCAATGTTCGCGCTCGATCCACCATGGTTTTTTCCTTTCGTGAGAGCTGTCGGTCGACGCGTCCGCGCGTCCGCTTCGCGCGGCGCGCAGGATCGGGCCCAGATGATCGGCCGGCGCCAGATCTATGGCGGTGAGCAAGGCGCCGATCGCCGCGTCGAGCTGCGCCGCGATCGTGTCGTCGAGATCGCCGCTGCCGCGCGCGGCGACCAAATTCTTGAGACCGTTGTAGATGGCGCCGAACGGCTGATCGCCCGCCGCCGGCAGAAAGGCGCAACGCTCCGCGGACAGCGCCACGCTGCGCCAACTGACGCCGCGGCGATCAAGCGCCAGCCGCGCGTAGAGCGCGAGCTGCAGCCAGCGATGTGAGCGCCCCTTGGTCATTTCAACGGGCCTCCGGCTGGCATGCGGGCGCGGATCAGTTCGACGACGTGCTCGGCCCGAGCTCGGCCGCTCTTGACGGCGGCGACGGCGGCTTCCGCTTCGAGAGCGTAATAGTCGAGCCGGGCGAAGGCTTGCGCGACATGCTCGACGTCCGGCATGCGCCACGCATTTTCACGCGCCAGGACGACCATGGCGCGGATCGCGCCCTGGACGACGAGCGAGCGCTGTGCCAGCGCGCTGGCGCGCACCAGTACGGTCAGCGCGCGCAGGGTGACGGCGTCGCCGTGCGTGCGCTGCGCCTGGTCGATCTCGCCGGTCGCCATCGTTTCGTTGTAGCGCCGCTTGCGGTTCGGCTTGGCGTAACGGCAGATTTCCACGCCGGCGCGCTCGCACAGATCGAACAGGGTCTGCGCTGCGGGATCGCCAGCGGCGCGCCGCGCGAACCAGAGCGCCGACGGCACGACGCGCGCGTTCTTGGCGTTGATCGCCATGAAGGCTTGCGCCTGCGATTTGAGATCGGCCTCGCCGCCGACGACCCATGCCGGCACGCGCCCGACGTCGCCGCGGGCGAGAGCCGCCGCGCAGCGGTGCTGGCCGTCGATCACCGCATATTGGCCGGCCGCATTTCGCGGTGCACAGATGATCGGGGCGAACTGCCGGCAATCGAATTCCAAGGCGATCTTGCGGATGTGTTTTTCGCCGCGCGGACCCGGCTCGCGTTGGTAACGCGTGTCGATCACCAGCTGCGATAGCTCCAGCCATTCGAGACAGCCGAAGGCGCCCTTTAGCGTCGGCACTTTGCGGCCCTGGAGTGACACCTTCGGAATCGCGCGATGGCTCATGGCGCAGCCTCGGGCGCGCTCAGGCGCGCGCGCAGCAGATCGAATTTCGGCACCGAAACGCGGGCGCGCTTGGCGGCCTCAATCAGCGCGCTTTGTTCGTCCTCGCTGAGGTAGACGCGCAGCTGCAGCGGCGGCGTGACGCCCGGCTTCTCGCGGCGATCGACCAGCGGTGCCAGCTCGCCGCGTGCGTAGCGAAGAATGGAGCTGGGTGGGCTCATGACTCGCCCCGCCGCTCGAGGCCGACGCGCGCCAGCTCGGCTTGCGTGACGATGTCGATGCGCCGCGCCGCGTCGGCCGGCGCTTCACGGGCGAAGCGCTTGAGATCGTCGCGCAGCGTGAAGCGCTCTTTGACCACCGGCGGAATCCACATCACCGTCGAAGCGGCGCGGGCGTAAGCGAGGTCGGCGATCAGCCAGACATACCACGCGTAGTCGGTCATGGTGCTCGCCGCCGGGTCCCAGCGGCCCTTGACCATGGCGATGCGCTCGACGAATTGCGCGATCAGCGTCGGGGGATGCGGCTTGAAGATCTGGCTGTAGCGTTCCTGGCCGGCCTGCCACTGCGTGCGCAGCAGCAGCGCGATGCCGACCTTCGCCTCGTCGACGGCGCGCAAGAAGAAATCGGCGGCCTCGTTGAACGGCGGATTGGTGATCAGCCAATGCGTGCGCTTAACCGGCGCCGCGTCGCCGAGGTCGAGGCCGCCGCGCGTCAGATAGTTGCAGGTCGGATAGCCGACGCCGTAGTCGTGCACGTCGCTGGCGTAGACGGTGTCGAAATAGCCGCGCAGGGTCTCGGCCATGTGGCCTTCGCCGGCCGCGGGCTCCCGCACCGAGATCATTTGGCCGCGCTCGATGCCGAGACGCGGCAGCACGATCTCGCACAGCGCACGGGTCATCGGCGGCGGCGTCGGGAAGAAATCGAGGCTATCGGGCGGCTCGACGCGCGCCGCGCGCACGGCGGGATTGTAGACGGCGACGCTCATGGCGCCCCCCCCCC